GACGAAGCTGCGAAAGATGAAGACGCAGAAGACGAAAAAGTAGACGAAGAATTTGAAGATATTGCCATCGAAGCAGATGACGATATGGGCGATATGGGCGGCGACCCTACAGATGACCTAGAAGGTGATCTAGAAATGGGCGACGACGAAGGCGAAGAAGGCGAAAAGTCAGAAGAAGAACTTTTCCAAGACCTAGACGCTATTGTTGACGAGCTACAAGCTAAGTTTGATGAACTTAAAGGTGGCGACGAAATGGGTGGCGACGAAATGGGTGGCGACGAAATGAAAGATGATTTCGATCTAGAAACCGTTCGTGAATACGTAGAAAAAGTTCCAGCTGGACACGGCGCAGAAAAGAAAGGCGCAGGCGAAAAAGCTGACAACACAAGATCTACAATTGACAATATGAAGAACGATATGGGCGGCACAACTGCTAATATTCTAAGCGGTCGTAATGGCGCAACTGGTTCTGAAACTGGTGCATTAAAAGGCAATGGTCTTTTAAAAGGTTCACCAAAAGAAGATAATGCTGGCAACATCAATGTCCCAGGCGGTAAAGCTGGTAGTTCATTCTCTAAGAAAGAACCAGGACATGGTGCTGAGAAGAAAGGTTCTGCAGAATCTGCAGACAACAAGCAAAGCCTTTTCCGTGGTCGTAGATAATAGGACTATATAGGTGAAAACTACTCTATCAGAACATTTGAGTTTTGACCAGGCTAAGATTGTCTTGGAGCGAGATGAAGGTAGCGATGGTAAAAAGTCGCTGCATTTAAACGGGATTTGCATTCAGGGTGATATACGCAATGCAAATCAGCGTGTTTATTCTTCTCAAGAAATTGGCAGGGCTGTCAAAACGCTCAACGAACAGATCTCTGGCGGCTACTCAGTTCTTGGAGAAGTTGATCATCCTCAGGATTTGAAAATCAATCTAGATCGTGTTAGTCATATGATTACCAAGATGTGGATGGACGGTCCTAACGGCTACGGAAAACTTAAAGTACTCCCTACTCCAATGGGTCAATTAGTTGCTACCATGTTGGATTCCGGAGTCAAGTTGGGAGTAAGTAGTAGAGGCTCAGGCGAAGTGGACGGCAGCGGTAATGTTCAAGGATTTGAAATTATCACTGTTGATGTCGTTGCTCAACCTTCCGCTCCGGGAGCATACCCAACTCCAGTTTATGAACACCTTATGAATAGTACAGGTGGATATCAGGCATTTAAAATAGCACAAGAAGTTAAAGGCGATCTTAAGGCACAGAAATACCTAGCAGAGAGTCTCAAGAGAATTATCTCTGGACTCAAATAACAGAGGAGAATCACATGTTAGATATAGTAAAACAGTTGTTTGAAAACAATGTGATTTCCGAAGAGATCAAATCGGAAATTGAATCCGCTTGGCAAACAAGAATTCAAGAAAACCGTGATCAAGTCACTGCTGAACTACGTGAAGAGTTCGCTCAAAAATATGAGTACGATAAGTCCGCAATGGTAGAAGCTGTTGAAGCTATGCTATCTGACAGACTACAAGCAGAACTAGGCGAACTTGCAGAAGATCGCCAAGGCCTAATTGAAGCTCGTGCCAAGTATGCTAAGAAAATGAAGGATGATTCCAAAGCAATGGAATCGTTTATCCTTAATAATCTTAAGAAAGAATTGAGTGAATTACACGAAGATCGCAAAGCAGTTGCAGGCAATGTTACTAAATTAGAATCTTTTATCGTGGATGCTCTAGCGAAAGAAATCGCAGAATTCCATGCTGATAAGAAAGACCTAGCTGAAACCAAAGTTAAATTGGTACGCGAAAGCAAGGTTAAATTTGAAGCTATGAAGAAAGATTTTGTTGCACGTTCCGCTAAAATCATCGAAGAAACAGTCGCAAAAGGACTGCGTTCTGAAATGACACAGCTACGTGAAGACATCGAAGCAGCTCGCAAAAATGACTTTGGTCGCAGAATTTTTGAAAGTTTCGCCAGCGAGTATGCTGCATCTCACTTAAATGAGAAATCTGAAACAGCTAAACTTCTTCAAGTTGTAAAACAAAGAGAAGCGGAGCTAGAAGAAGCAGCAAAAATTGTTGCAGAAACACAACAACTAGTAGAAAACAGAGAAACTGAATTGCGCATAGCTAAGGACTCAGCCACTCGTAAGGAATTAATGAGTGAATTGCTAAATCCGTTAGCCGGCGACAAGAAAGAAGTTATGAATAGTCTACTAGAATCAGTTCAAACTGAAAAGCTACGTACAGCGTTCGATAAGTATCTACCAGCAGTAATGAATGGTAATGCACCGGCGAAGAAAGTACTATCAGAAGGCAAAGAAATTACAGGCGATAAAGCACAGGCACAATCTATCGGCGGCGAGGAAAAGACCGCCGAAATATTTGACATCCGCAGGCTTGCGGGACTTAAAGTTTAAGGAGAACTATAATGTCACAACTACTCGAGTCACGCTGGTCGGAAACCAAAGAGGCACTATTAGAAGGTCTTCAAGGTACAAAGCGTTCAGTAATGGCAACTACTCTAGAGAATACCCGCAAGTATCTCGCAGAAAGTGCTACATCTGGTGCTACATCCGCCGGTAACGTTGCAACCCTAAATCGTGTGATCCTTCCAGTGATCAGACGTGTGATGCCTACGGTCATCGCTAATGAACTAGTTGGCGTACAGCCAATGACTGGTCCAGTCGGACAAATTCATACTCTAAGAGTACGTTATGCCGACAACTTCAACAGCTCATCAGGTACTGATGCAACAGCTGGTGAAGAGGCACTAAGCCCATTCAAGATCGCAGAAGGCTATTCTGGTTCTGCTGCTACTGACAAAGCTGCTGCTACAGCCGCTCTTGAAGGTATCGCAGGTAACAGACTAAGCATTCAAATCTTGAAACAAACAGTTGAAGCTAAGACACGTAAGTTGTCAGCTCGCTGGACATTCGAAGCAGCACAAGATGCACAAGCCCAACAAGGTATTGACATCGAAGCTGAGATCATGGCAGCTCTTGCACAAGAGATCACTGCTGAGATCGACCAAGAAGTTATCGGATCATTGAATTCGTTAGCTGGTACAGTACTAACCTACGATCAAAACGCAGTGTCAGGTACAGCTACATTCGTTGGTGATGAACACGCTGCTTTGGCTGTTCAAATCAACCGTACTGCAAACCTAATCGCTCAGCGTACACGTCGTGGTGCAGGTAACTGGGCTGTTGTATCACCAACAGTTCTAACATTGCTACAGAGCGCAACAACTTCTGCTTTCGCAAGAACAACAGAAGGCACATTCGAAGCTCCAACAAACACCAAGTTCGTTGGTACATTGAACAGCGCAATGAAGATCTATGTTAACGGCTATGCAACATCTGACGATGTTCTAGTTGGCTACAAAGGTTCTAGCGAATCTGACGCAGCAGCATTCTATTGCCCATACATTCCATTGATGAGCAGTGGTGTTGTTCTAGATCCTAGCACATTTGAGCCAGTAGTTAGCTTCATGACACGTTATGGATATGTTGAGTTGACAAACACAGCATCATCTTTAGGTAACGCTGCTGACTATCTAGGCAAGGTTGCTGTAACTACCGCTAACCTAAAGTTTGCTTAATTGTAAACTTGCTAGTAATTCAAAAAGGCTCTTCGGAGCCTTTTTGTTTGACTTAAATATCTGAGATATGCAGATAGAATCAGAAAAAGATTTTCCGGAACTACGTCGTCAATTTTCTGCTTGGCGAAAAAGATTTCCTATGTTTACGCATGATGTTCATCAGATAGAAAACATCATAGAAAAACACATTCAAAATTACAGTATTGCCTTAGTCCATTATAGACAGAGGCATAGCACATCATACTTAAAAATAGCACAGAATGAAATTGACGAAATTAATAGAGTCTTGTTGACTGTAGGTAAATTAGAGTTAATGGCTATGCTGAGTCGCGGATAAATAAAGTATCATAAGGTAACAGCGCCGTATGATTCGGACTTATGCGGTACCCGCCGCGTAGACCTAGAACGTCAACTTAAGGAGAAAACAAATGGGACGTCCACTTAGAAAAGATGTGTTTGGTACTGATGTTATCGGTACCCCGGCAAGCGATACAGGA